GCAATCGTAGTGATAGGACATGGCCTTGTTCATCAGAAATGGCACATAGGACTTTTCATTGGCGGCATCCTGCTCCATCAGATTGATCTTGGTGCTCTGGATGCTTTTGAGAAACTCAAAGGGATTCATAGAAATTCACAACTGACCATGAGTTCCGTCAGGGCCGCCATCAGACAAATCTCTTGATCGGCCGAGAAGGAATGTTTGTATTGATAATCGGCGATCAACAAGACCGCTTGTGGTATTGATGCCGGTTTCAGAATCAGATACAAGGAATCATAGAGCTTCCGATAGAAGGTCACTGGATCAATATCAGTCGATGCGACCCACGTTCTCAGGGCCCCAAAATCTTTGGTCTTCAAAAATCCTACCGCTTCCTGGATGGCGAGATCGCCGATCTGTGCCAGGATGCCAGTATCGATCTTACCAAATTGAGCATACCGCTGTAGCTCATTCAGGACGCGCCGGAAGTCGGGGAAATGTTTCTTGAGTAGTTCAGCCACCACCGCGGGATCATGTTCGACCTTCTCGGTCTTGAGGATCATAATGATCCGCTTGAAGAATTGTTTGGCCATGGCTTCTTTTTCAGAAGTCTTGAGTGCAAAATCAATGACGGCGCACCGAGAATGGAGCGGCTCGATGATGCGATGTTTGAAGTTGGCCGTAAAGATGAACGAACAGTGTCCAGAAAATTCCTCAATGGCGTTACGCAGGGCCGGCTGGATAGAGTTGGGATTCAGATAATCCGCTTCATCCAGGATGATGACCTTTCTTCCACCCGACAGGGACATGGCCGAGGCATATTGTTTGATCTTGGTCCGAAAGACATCGATGCCTGACTCATCAGAACTGTTGATCACCATGTAATCCAGACCTATCTCTTTGCACATGGCCTTGGCAATCGTGGTCTTCCCGACCCCGGCACCACCAGACAACAAGAGATTAGGGATCTGCTTCTGATTCACATATTCTTGAAACGGAACCTTGAGACGTTCTGGTAGAATACAGTCTGCCACCGTCTGGGGGCGATACTTTTCGACCCAGAGAAGATGGGACATATCCGCACTGTCAAAATTTGTCATATTTTCCCCTTGAATTAGCGTCACTTAGATGATGCTTTTGGACGGTTCCATAGAGAAGATCACGTTGTCTATTTGAACCGTTCCTGGGCCTATTTTGACCGTTTTGACCCTGTTTCCAGCGACATCCAATACTGGATCTTCTTGGTGGTATGTTGGAAGTGGGAGATGCCCTTGAGGGAAATTGTCACAGTATAGTCGCCTGGGATCAGGCGCCAGTTCTCGGCCTTGAATATCGCTTTTGAGGCAGGGACGTTGGGGGTCGACAAGCGGCGGGACGCATAACTGGCCGAATCGTTGCTGGAATCCAAAACATCCAATGAGAGATGCCCATCCTTGGAGATCAGGGCGATCTGTGGGGATTGAAGGACCGATCCAGTTTTTTGGGCCCAGAGGATATCCTTTCCGGTCAGGGATACCACATAATCATTGGTTGGAAGCGAAATGTTCCGCTCAAATGGATTTTTGATCAACTGGGGATCACAGCACCGATAGACCAGATTGGTCTTTGCGTCTTGACTGGTACTCTTAATTTCTGTGGTGGATATCTCCAATGTGGACTGTTCATCCAACGACAGGACTGACAGGAAATTACCCAGATCATAGAGGGCAAATTCAACAGGGATCGATTCATCGATGGTGGCCTCGACCAAGATGGTCTTGGACTCATTGACGGTCCGAATGACGTTCCCTGGTTTGAAGAACATTTGGGTATTCAAACCTGCAAAACTTTTCAGGATTTGAAGGGTGGTATCAGAAAATTGCACAGTGCACCTCACAGGATTAATAATATTATGAGTATAACACAACTGGAGAAGAATGTCAAGAGGAACTGTTGGTATGGGTACGAAGATGTCCTTCGGGTCCGCGAAGATGGGAGACTAGAATCTCGACCGCCTTTGCGAGATCGTCGAGTCCACCATCATTCACTATGGTAATGTCCATCGGTTGGCCAATCCATGCGGTTTCTGATGGATGGATACCGACGGCATCCAAGGCAGCTTGATGTTCTTTGGTAGGATCAAGATTTGCGGCACGGGCGACTTCATACCATGATGGGAGCGGACCTCGTCGGATATGCACGATCACCCCGCCTTCTTTATGGATACCCTCCACTTCATTCACAAATCGGCAGTCAGTCACGACCACCTCTCGACCCTGGGCCCGTTTGAATAAGGAGGCGGTCCAGATATCAGGATGGATGCCGTTGCGACAGGCTTCGGTACCAAGGAGTTGAAGTGCCATCCGAGGAGTAAATGGTTTCCCAAAGGACTGGGACCAAAATTCATCGATCTCTTCGCGCCATTCACGGGATTCTTTGGTCACCCCTTCCAGGAGGGTACGGTCCCAACCAAAGATACTCGCGGCCGCGTCTTTGAGAGGTGCCGCAAACGAATCCTTTACAAATCCATGCTGGGATAGGATGTCGCCTACCGTTTCCTTGCCCGATCCGATAAAACCCACAAGACCGATCAACATAATATACTCCCTAGATGAGATGGAAATACCACAATCCTATAAACGCCCACATGATCGACCAACAGACCCATAAGATCCAGAAGATCCCCATTACAGTTTGCCTGTCAACTCAGCGATTCTACTCATGTTTCCAGTGAAGGCGTAGGTGCCGATATGCTGACATTGCATCCACGGGCACAACCAGATTGAGACACCAATGCGCCGAGCCCATTGACAAAACGCATAATCTTCTGAGAGATAGCGTTCTGACACCTTATCGATTTCGGTATCGAAGTAGGCGTGAATATACCGGGTACCATCAAAGTTTGCTTGTCCGACATGATCAGGGCGATACTTCTTTTCGGGATAGGCCTCTGCCCACTTCGGGAATACCGACCGATTGATCAGCATGTACCCTGTACCGATTTCCATGACTTCTAATGGTTCAGAGACCTGAAACTGTTGGGTGCCTTTGACCACATTGAACACATAATCTCCCACGACCTTTTCGAGTTCCGATGCCACGATATCAGGATGGGCCTGGACCGACGCCTTGACGTTGCTCCAATTGATCGCTTTCTTGGGATAGGGCGCCCCAATAATTTCACGATCTAAGGCCAACAAGGCCAGGACATCTTGTGGGTTGAAGTGGATATCGGAGTCAATGAAGAGGAGATGGGTAAAATCTGTGCGGAGAAATTCATCAACGAGATAATTACGGGCCCGGGTAATCAGTGACTCGTTGAACAGAAACGAGAATCGTGTCTCAATGCCATAGCGGGTCATCAGACCTTGGAGGTCCAGGACTGACTTTGCATACATGCCATGACACATCCCACCGTAGCACGGTGTCGCAATAAACAACTTCTTCGTCTTTAAGAGATCCAAATCCACCTTGATTTCCATTACAAACCTCCATAATAAAATCGTTCGTTGTCACCTCTTACTTATAACAGATTAATTATCATCGAATGGGATAGCCGAGACAATCATTCCTGACTCGGCAAGCATCTTCTTTGAAAAGTCTGCCAGGTCCTGCCAACGGCCCTGGGGTGTCAGGTTCTCATAACACACCAAACGGTGTATTCCATGCTGGATCACTGATTTACAGCATTCAGGACACACAGGCGGGAACATTAAGGTAGGCCAGACATAGAGGGTGCACCCACGCACAGAACTGTTGGCGTTGATCAAGGCATTGACTTCGGCATGGACCACAAATTTATACTTTGTTTCGCGGTCGGCATAGCGTTCTGGGCTATCATGAACGCCACGAGGGAATCCATTGTATCCCATACCTTTGACGGTGAGGAATTCATCGACGACAATAGCGCCGACCTTGGTGCTTGGATCTTGGCTCCACGATGCCACATGTTTGGCCAGTTCAAGGAACCGAAGGTCCCATTTCCGTTGGCGTTTGACTTTATGTTTGAGTTTATAGATATCCATCTACTGCTCCTCACAGCATGAAAGCGGGCCTCCATAGGCCCGCTTTATGAATTACTGGTAAGTGGAGAACTTACCGCGCGGAAACTGAGGACAAGCTAATGCCCTGGGACAGCTTGGTAGGGGTACCGAGGCGATACACACCGACCTTGGAACCATCAGCCCGGCGCTTGGTGTTCAGGTAGATCGGATATCCATCCTGACGAAGGCGCCAAATTGTTGCCGTCACATTGGCCGCGCCAAAGTACTTGGCCGCTTGCGCCACAGAGAAGGTGTTATACCCCGTCTGCTTCTGCAAAAATGCCAACATCCGCTGCTTCACGCCCATCTTACGATCACTCATTACAAACCTCTTATGATTATTGGGACCCGCTTGAATTGGGGGAGTCCCACTCCCATGTTAATGCACCAATCTGATTCGTACTCATTCAATCCAGATTGGGAATCTCTGTTATGTTTATGAGTATAACAGAAACCAGGTGCATTGTCAAGAACTATTTTCGAGAGGCCTGATACTTGATTCGCCTCAAGATATTCTTTTCCTGTTGCATCAATAATGCCACAATCTCATCGTGCCCTAACCGAAGCCCATTCTTGAATCCAGGATCGGCATGGGTGGCCTTGTCAACAATTCGATCATATTTTCTGGTATCAGGCATCTTATATACTCCTATCGTGCCATCATCTTCTCCATGATAAATTAATGAGCATCGGAATATCCGATTCGGCCGCATAATCTTTCACCTTTTTCGCAAATGCTGTGTGCATTTTCTTCTCCCTGGGTTGTGTCGGCAGACTCTTCCTATTGGTATTGGCATCGGCCACGAGGACTCGCCGCTTCATCTGCATCAACTCAAATTTGGTAGCATCAAGTTCCGTTTTCAGTTTTCTGACCTCGCCATCGAGTGCGGCCAAGGCACCAGTCTGTTCAATCCAGAGCCGGGCTTTCTCTTGATAGGCTTTCTCGGTATTCCGTAGCATAGACTTGAGTTTAGCAATCTCTTCCAACAGGATATTTTCGCCTTGCATGTTAGTACTCCTCCTCTCTTGATAGGCTTTCTCGGTATTCCGTACCATAGACTTGAGTTTAGCAATCTCTTCCAACAGGATATTTTCGCCTTGCATGTTAGTACTCCTCCATGCCCACGGCCCCATTCAAGATATCATTGATATGGGTATACTCCGTCTCGTCAAACAGGTTATAGAGTTTCTCCATTTCCGCATTGGAGGCATCCACATATTCGATGGGGGTTGCCGGGAGCCTCTTGACTCCCTTCTTTTTTATGATCTTATTTTTAGTCATGTTTAAATTCCTTCACCTCATAGGCATGTTCAACAAAGCACCGTGCCACATCATGATTATGTTCACCATTCTCCACGGCCCACTTGGCCTGTTCTGGTGATTCAGCATTCACATTATACACGATCCTGCTGTATACCTCAAACTTTTTCATGATTCTAGACCACCGCGTCTTCGATAACCACACCCACATCTACCCCTGGGGCCGGTGTAGGGACCACCACCTCTTCTGGCAGGACCGACGCATCGATCTTGGTATACATGTCCAAG